TAACACGTTACTCGATCATCCATTTTGCAGCGTCCCCGACTTCTATATGCTTTCGCATATGTCTGCTTGCGTCGGCCCGCTCAACGACCTTGAGCTCNCGATTCTNAATCCAGACCGNNAGCAATTGTTTAATCTTACTCTTATTTTCCGCAAGAGCAGCGTCTAATCCAAGCACGTCGGCTATCGCGATTCCCGCCCAATTCTTGGACCGCACGTCCTCTCGCCACTCGCCCTTGCCGATGGCCGTTTGCACCGCATTCAAGTCCGCCACCGTGATCTCAGCGAAAGGATCAGGCCATTCCCAGGGCTCAGGCACGCCCACGTTATCGCCGTTGTCGAGCTGCACGCTGATCATCTGCCGCCATGAGCTGTCGCGACTGGGCGGCGCCAGGTTGTCTTTGCTGTCGCCCTCTCGGCTGTACCGCCATCGGTCAGCCTCATCAACGCCGCCATTGCGCGCCTCTTCATAAGTCATGGACATCAATCGTCTGACGTGCCTGGCGGCGTCCGTCAGCGCGCTTGCGCCCCTGGCGTCGCCATAGCTTGCTGACTGTCCGTTCTGGGCTTTCCTAACGTGATGTACCAACTCGACCGCGCAGTTGCCCTGCTCGGCGATTTTGCCCCAAGTTTTGACCACCAGGTCCATCGCCCCGTTGTCGTTCTCGTTTAGTTTGTGACTGCTAACGAACGGATCGACGATGATGACATCGATTGCGTGTTGCTTGATGTAGTTAAGGATGATGTCTGCTGCGGGTAAGATGATTGGTTCGCCGCCGCGGTTTTCAGCAATAACGACTGAGCTGTCGCGACCTGAGTTGACGAACAGGTTACCGGCGTACTCATGCGCCTGTACGCCGTGATGCACTGCAATGCCTGCCAAGCGTCTTTTTAGCTCATCTAAAGGGTCTTCCAAATTCCAGACCCATACCTTCCGCTTCGGCGTTTCTATCCCCAAAAGCGGTATTCCGGACGCCATAGCCATCGCTTCTGTCAATGTTAGAGCCGTCTTTCCGGTTCCGCCGGCAGCGACCGTGACGCTCAAAAATTTGCGTATATAGTGCCGGCCATAAACCCACTCTCGCCTGGGAAGTGCTGCGATGTTGCCGATGTCCAAAGCAATCGGCGCCAGCGCATCAGTGATCTGAGCAATCTCCTCGGCTGTCGCGACTTCTGGTATTTGGTCCCAGCCTTTGTCCCGGGCGCCCTTAATCGCAACCTTAAACTCTGCGAAGGTTTGCTCATGCGTGTAGCCTGGCTGTGTCCAGCCCGTTGCAGTGCGCAAAATATCCTCGTCGGTCAGCCCGGCCTGGACCTGAGAGCCCACGTACCGGATCATGTCATCGTGCCAGCCGCCCTCGCTGGCTTGGATCAAAGGCTTGGGCTTGTTCTCGGCGCTAATCTTGTCGATGTCAGCAGCGCTCAGCATCGGCAACTCTCGCCAGTCGCCATCCACGCCCTTGTCGATCGTCTCTTCGTAGATAGCGCCGCTAGCGTGAACACTGCCGGCAGCAATGACAATCCCGCCCTTACCGCGCACATCTATCTTGGCTTCTGGGTCGGTCGAGTTGCTGATATCAAAATTTGGATTGGCCTGATAGTAGAAGTGCCGACCGCGTGCTGTCGCGACTGTTCTTGGCGTATAAGGCAAGTTCTCTCGGACCCAGGCTTCTGCTTCTACTGAGTCAGCGTCGATCACAACGATCTCTTTTCCGGTTACATGGGCGAAGTTGCAGTTGGCAAACCTGGCGCTGCTGGTGAAATACTCAAATTCATCGACCGTGACTTCTTTGCTCTGATATTTTTGCCAAGGAATAAGAGGAATCTTCTGGTGAGGGTGAGCCGGGATGATCGTTAGCCCCTGCTCAAAGAGCTCGCGCGCCTTTTCCGCTGGCGTTGCTGGCGCCTCAATCATCGATTTCGGCCCACAGATCTGGGCGAATTGCAGATTTTTTTATGTTTCGTATTGATGATATCTCAGCGGCACGCTCAGCGGGTATGCCCTTTTCGCTGCGCTTCCACTTGTAGACGGCATTCCTACTGAGGCCGAGCTGTGCGGCCATTTCACTTACATTTATCTCGGACCAAAAGGTGTCTGGTGTCATCGGTATCGCTCTCACAAAAAAATCAAATGTAACCGAAAAGGTTACAAGCGTAAACCATTATTGATGCAACATTTGAAACGGGGGTTGTAAATAGTAAACCTTGGGTTTACATTTAAGGGGCATTAATAACCATAGAGGATAGGGGTATGTCACGAGTTCCATTCAATCGACGGATAGCCGAGTTGCGTCTTGCGAGAGGACTAAGCTTGCGGCAAATGGCTACAGACCTTGAGCAGTACGGCGTCAAGGTCAGCCATAACGCGATAGCAAAGTGGGAGTCTGAAAAGCCGTCAGGATCGACGCGGCTTCCAAGCAAAGAAGTCATCGGCGCGTTGTGCAAGCTTTTTAACGTAAAGCCATCATTTTTGGTTGAAGAAATGTTTGCGGGCGTGAAATCTAAATCGGGATCAGGTCGCAGCGAAAAGATGCTGGACGTTGAGCTTTTGACAGACGAAGAGTTTGAGGCGCTTTTAAAGGTTAAGGATTTACTTATAAAGGCAAGGAAGCCAAAAGCAGGAGAATTATGAGAGAGTTAGACGATCACCTTTACGTATCAAAAGAAGCTTCGCAGTATGTACGAAATACAATCGACAGAATATACTTAGAAGACAACTACCATTGCTGCACAACTACTGATTTTGAAGTCTGGCACGTCGGCACTTGCTGCCCCTACCTGTGTGACTGCTCTCAAATTGATGGCCAGAGACAGAAGATTTTTTGCGGCGATTTTTGGCAAAGCAAATCCCTGCGCGCCCTGACAATGAAAGGCAATGATTTTTTGTCGATTTTGCGCCAGGACGGCGCAGCCAGTTGCGTCCTCGAACTACGCAGACCGCACATGGTTTGGGCGCACGGAAACGAAATTTACAATCACGCAATCCCCGAACAATTTGCGGGCGAACTGGTGCGCGCTGCAAAGGTAAAAAACCTTTACAGTAAACCACCTGTATTGGGCATCTATGTGAACACTAAAATATCTGCCTAAAGTTTATGTAACCGAAAGGTAGACAATGATTACATAAATCGGTTACGCTCTTTTTTCAATACGAAAAGAGAGATGAACGATGGACGCACAAAGAAACGAAGGAGTAACCCCCTCCCATAACGAACCCAACCTCGATGTACTAGCCGAACAGTGGCTTCAGCAGAAAACGCTGGAGGACAACTGCAAAGCTCGTCGAATTGAAATTGAACAGCAGATGATCCCTCATCTTGCAGCGCGAGCAGAAGGTCGCAGACAACCGAAACCACATTCGGTCGAAAGATCAAGCTAACCACCAAGAACAATTACAAGCTTGATGACATTGCTCTGCAAGCAGTGCGCGATAGCGTGCCGGCGAACATGCTCCCGCTAAAGCTGACGCAAACGATCGACGTTGCGCGGCTTAAATATCTGCGCAACAACGAGCCAGCCATTTATCGCAAGATCGCGCGAGCATTCTCGCACTCCCCTGCGAAGCCCAACATTCAAATCACTGGGGGTGAGATCTAATGGCTATCGACCTATCTGCAATTAAAAAGACTAGCGGCCTCAAGCCACCATCAATGATTGTGTTTGGATCTGCCGGCGTGGGTAAAACCACGTTCGCGGCTGCCGCGCCTAACCCGATCTTTTTACAAACCGAAGCCGGTGAAGGTGCGCTAGAGCTGTCAGCATTTCCGCTCATCAAAACATACGACGAGCTCATCGAGGCCATAACCGCGTTGATCGAGCATGAGCACGACTACGGCACGCTAGTGCTCGACAGCCTTGATCATCTCGAACCTCTGATCTGGAAGAAGGTCTGCCAGGTTGAGGGGAAAAAATCGATCGAGGAATTCGGGTACGGCAAGGGTTATGTCTTTGCGCTTGATTACTGGCGCGAGTTTTTAGCCGCGATCAACTCACTAAGGCATCGTAAGAATATGTCGCTGATTTTGCTCGCGCACACTCATATCCGCGCTTACAACAGCCCGGACACTGAGAGCTACGACCGCTACGAGATCAAGCTGCACGCAAAAGCCAGCGGCCTGATTCAAGAGTCAGTCGATAGCGTGCTATTCGCGAAGCACAAGATCATCACGAAGAAAGAAGACAAAGGATTTAACCAGACCAGGGTGCGCGGTATTAGCACTGGCGAGCGCGTGCTTTGCACCACAGAGACGCCTGGTTACATCGCAAAGAATCGATATGGCTTACCCGATGAGATTGATCTGACCTGGGCAGCTTTTGAGCAAGCAATCACTACCGCAACAAGCAAGGAGCAATAGAAATGGCGACACTAAGTTTTCAAGCAGATGAGGTTAGCTTCACTGATGAGTCCAGTAAGTACGAACCGATCCCAGAAGGGTTGTACAAGGCTGTCATTATCGACAGTGAAATGAAGCCCACGAAAGCTGGTACTGGCAATTACTTAGAGCTGAAGTTTGAAGTAATCGATAACCAGTATGCTGGCAAATGGATACGCTCGCGGCTAAATCTTGATAACCCTAATCCTTATACAGTAAAGATTGCGCAGCGCGATCTTTCGAGCATTTGTCGAGCGTTGGGAAAAAGTGCAATCGGTGACAGCGAAGAGCTGCACCATAAGCCAATGACCGTCAAGGTCACGATACAGCCGGCGAATGGTGATTATGCCGCATCTAACGAGATCAAAGCGTACTCCCCAGCCGATGCATTGCAGGCTGTCGCGACTCCTGCTGCCGCACCAGCACCCGCTGCTACTCCAGAGCCCGCACCATCTGCGGTTCCTGCCGCGGCTGGTAAGAAGCCCTGGGAGTAAGCATGGTTGCTTTACCAGAACCAGCAAGCACTACTCTCAACGCCGTCGAGCGAGCGGGTGAGAAGGGTCAGGCCACCGATGGTGGCCGGGCTCATCTTGGCGGCAGCATTATTGGCCGCGAATGTAAGAGAGAGCTTTGGTTCAGCTTTCGGTGGGGAACCGTCGTTGTACATCTTGCACGCTTATTGCGCCTCTTTGCACGCGGCGCCAGAGAGGAAGATTGGTTTAATCATCTGCTCACTCAGGCCGGCGTAACAGTCTGGGATGTCGATCCTGATACCAAGCAGCAGTTTAGGGTCGAGGCAGTCGGTGGTCACTTCGGCGGCAGCCTGGACGGCGTGGTCATGGGGCTCCGTGAAGCCCCGCAAGTACCGCACGTTTCCGAGCAAAAGACGCACGCTGCGAAAAGTTTTGAGGATGTCGAAAAGAAAGGCGTCCTTAAAAGCAAGCCCGAGCACTATGCGCAGATGCAAGTTTATATGCACCTTATGGAGCTGCCCTGGGCATTTTACCAGGCGGTGAACAAGAACAACGATGCGCTGTACTACGAGCGCGTTGAGTACGACAAGCCCGCTGCGGAGGCATTGATACGCAAGGCTGAGCACATCATCACAAGCGATCGACCGCCCGAAGGCATCAGCACCGATCCCTCGTTCTACAAGTGCAAATTCTGCGACCACAGCTTTCTATGCCACGGGTATCAAACGCCGGCACTGAGCTGCCGCACCTGTGCTTTCGCGACAGCAGAGATCGATGGTGATGCGAGGTGGTCATGCGCCAAGCATAAGAAAGATATTGGTGTAGAGGATCAGCGCCTGGCGTGTGACAAGCACCTGTTCATTCCTGAGTTGTTAGAGCCCTGGGCTGAAGTGTTAGACGGCACTGAAGAGCACGTCAGCTACAAAAACAAATTAACCGGCCATGAGTTTGTCAACGGCTGGGGCGGCTACTCGTCGAAAGAAATTAGCCGCGCAAAAGACGTGAACGCAATCGGGGATCCAGACATCGATCATTGGAAAGAAAGTTTTCAAGCGGAGGTAATAGGGTGAGCAAAATATTTGTGCAGATAGAAAGCGACGATATGGATCGTTTCCTGGCGAATCAAGAAGAGATCGCCGAAACGCTGTCGCGACTTCTCGCAATAGCAGAAGAGTTGATTGATGCGGCGAACGATCAAGCCTAAGCCAAGCACCAAGAAGCTTGTATTCAAGTGGCCTCG